CTTTCGCCTTGTCTGCCGCTTTGGTCAGAACGAGCTTAAGAACAAATACGCCGCCCGTGATGGCAACGGGGAGGACGAAAGCGTCGCGAACCTTGCACCAGCCCGTTTCAGTCGCTGCGTCCTTGCGGCATTCGTCGATAACGCCGTCCGCGAACTGCTCGATAAACTCAATGCCTTCCTTTTCAGCCCAACCTACAAGGCGGTCTTTGACGGCCTTGCCGACTTCCTCTGCCTTGATGGCCTCCAATGCGCTATCGCGAACCTGTACCCATTTGCTACTCATAACAAATTCCTCCTAACTCGTTTTTTAACTCGTTTTTAACTCGTGCCTAACTCAATAAAGCCCTGCCCGGTCGTTGATAACAAAGATACGGAGCATATCGAGCGATAGATCGAGACTTTCGCCGTCGCCCTGCAGCAGCCCTTTGCTAATCATCTTTTCGACCGTCGGTTTCGCCCAATCCGGTACAGCGTCCAAGGTGTTGTAGCGTTCCGCGCCTCTGCCGCCCTGTTTGCCGCCGTCCTGCTCTGCCGGGGTGGTGGTTTCGGCCTCCGTGGTGTCTACTATGCCGTGCGTCTGGTTGTAGTAGAAGATGGCTTTACCCGTAACCGTCCCATCGTCGAGAAGGGCTTGAAGGTTTGTACCGGGGCAAGAGGTTGCCATGAGCTCTCCATGACCTACGATATGGTCGCGGTCAATGGGAATCCCGTAGCGGTCGCAGATGTCTGCCACAAGCGCGCCGCAACGGTCAAGCTGCTCTGCCGTCGGCTCTGCGTCCTCAAAATCCCCGGAAAGATGTATGCCGATGGTATGCGAATTTTCGCCGTATGCGTGGCTGCCGATTGCCCACTCTGGGCGGCCTCTCTCGATTGTCCCGTCCTTGCGAATGACATAATGGTAGCCAATGCCCGACCAACCGTTGCTGAGGTGCCAGCCATGAATCTGCTCTGCGCTTGCGTCCATATCCGGGCTGCCCGTATGGTGAATAACGACCATGTCCGTGTAACTTCTTTCGGATAAGCTGTTAAAACTGAGGTCAGTCTCTTTAATATCAACACTCATTTTTTCTTCTTCTCCTTTCGTTTCTGCGAGGTTCTCTTGTTTCTTTGCGAGGTTCTATTATTTTCTTTTCCCTTGCTTGTTGGGGCGGTAATTTCTCGGAAACGGACACATCTCAAATAATGAGTATTCCATTTCCTGTACAGCATTTACATAAAAACCCTGCCGCCTTGCTACGTAAGCAAACGCGGCGAACTTCTCGTGTAGCTCTGTCCATGCTAAGCCATTCATTTTCCCTCCGTTTTCTCTCGCGCTTTCTTCTCGTGAGATAGCTGCTCTAATGTTTCCCTGACGGCCTCCGGTATAGGTACGCCAGCCTTTGCCGCGTTCTCTACAATGCTCAATCCTTCATTAGCGATATAGAAGAATACTGCAAGCGTACAAACCTGCGTTGTACCTAAAACAGTATCGACAAAATGCGCTAATGCTACGATAAGCAGAATGTAGACTTTACGCGCTATGCCCTTGAAACCTTTCTGGCTGTTGAGTGCTAAATGGGGGTTAATGCAAGCGGCTAGGAATCCGCTTACATAATCCATAACCATAAGCACCAACAATGCTTCTAGGGCACTATTCCACCCGCCAAAAAAATAGCTCGATACTGCTGCCGGTACGCCGATAATCGCCCCCCATACTGCTTCTAGCCGTACAGGGATAAGTGACTTCAAAACCTCCAAAATGGCATTATTCATGTCCTTTGTCCCTTCGTTCATCTCTAATTCCTCCTAACTTTTATAGAACCGCCCTCCACGGCGGTGCTCTTTCTGCCATGTTTTCAACATCTCCTATTACCAAGTTGTATGAACAAGCCAAATCATACCTTCAGCTCCAAATGCTCCTATTGCGTCTGCTCCAATATCGCCCCAATCCGCTGAATGTCTATCCGGGTGTCTGCTGTCATATAGTTCTTTCGCCCCGCCAATAACGACCACATTAAACAAAGAACGCTGCCAAGGTGCCCAGCTATTAAACGGCTTATTATGAGCCATAAAGACTTCGACCGCCGCGCTTGCTCCGATGTGCATTTGCTTGTCCCTGTCTATTCCTCCCGCCGAACAAAAAGCCGGAGTAGTAAAAAGCCCTATCATCAACATAACCGCCAAAACGGCGAAATGAATTTTTTTCAGCATTAATCTTTTCCTCCTTTTGTCAAAACAATAGAATCAAAAATCTTTTTCTTTAAGGAGTAGGAGTCGCAATGCTCCAACATTCCCATATAGCTCATTAGGCTGTTTCGGAATCTGCCCGCGTTTATTCTCCCTTTGGAAAATTCTTTTTGCAGATGTTTTAGCCTGTGTTTCATTTTTATCGCTGATTTTTTACGTAGACGGATATGAGTACCCCAAACTCTGTACCCGCAAAAGTCAACGCCCTGTGTTGCCGTCCGTATGCAGGTTTTATTATTCAGCTTCAACGCCAATTTATTGACAAGAAAGCTGTCCATTTCCCGCAATACTTCCCGCAAACGTTTCTTATCGGTATCGACGATAACCATATCGTCCATGTAACGGATATAATATTTACATTTCAATACTTCTTTGGCAAAATGGTCTGCCGCGTTAAGATAAAGATTAGCAAACATCTGTGAGGATAAATTTCCAATGGGCATACCGACATTAGAAAGCCGTCGCCCTGTATAATCCCAATCGTCTACCTCAATCCCAAAATCATGTTCGCCGCGTATAATGGTTTCCAAAAGCCATAATAAATCTTCGTCTTTTATCATGCCTCTAAGCGTTCCCATCAACACATCATGGTTTATGCGATAGAAATATTTGCTAATATCCATCTTTAAGACGTAAGCTGTCCCCGGCTGCGCCCTGATGTATTCCTTCAACTTCTTCACGGCTCTATGCGCGCCGCCGCCAACTCTGCAACCATACGAGGTTGAAATATATCGCTTATCGAAAAGCGGGTTAATCTGGCGGTAAATCGCCCATTGCACAACTCTGTCCCGGAAAGGCAGGGACATGATAAGCCGTTTCTTAGGGTCATAAACAAAAAACTCATTGTACCGACCTACTTTGTAAGTCTTGTAAATGAGTTCGTTTTGCAGCTCTATGAGATTTTCTTCGAGGTTCGCTGTGAACCTCATAACATCGTGCCTATACCGTTTCGCCTTCCGCGCCTCTAAATAAGCCGCGTATAAATTTTCAAAGTCATAGATTTTACTGTAAATATGGTTAATCCGTTTCATGTGTTTAATACTTCCTTTAGGGTTACTAAAATATTGTCTACCATAAACAACGATACATTTTTCGCGGTCAGCTACTAACTGTATCGTTCCGTTTTTATTTTTTTATTGCAATATATAAAACCTGCAATAATGGAGAATAACTCCTTTAATACTTCTGTACTGTATATAGTCCCTTGAGATTATATCTTCTGACGAATGAAGTAAAGCGGAGCGGAAACCGATGTTGCCGTTCGAGTTCGAACGAACGTTGTTCAAATTCAAATCGAACAAGCCCGCATTCGAGCCGTTGTTCCAATTGCCACCCGATAACGGGATACGTAAATAGCTATTCCCCAATAATATTTTTATTTTTTATTTTTCCGTAGCTTGAATCCAACCGCCTAACATTCTGCCTACTTCTTCGATTGCCCGCGATAATCGTTCGTAGCGTTTTGTGTTCATGTATCTGCGGCTATGTGCCATACGGATAAAATTCTTTAATACAAACAATTCTACATCAGCGTCCCTTAATGTCGTTTTCTTATAATACTTCTTCGCCGCCGTAATGATTAATCTATAAAAGTTTAATCCGGTCTGTTTGGTGTCTGCTCCCAATGCGAATTTTTCCGACTTCGGATATTGTGCTATTGCGTCGTAAAGTTCGTCTAGTAAATCATTCGTTTTTGTAATTATGGTTAGCTTGTTCGTTGTTCTCAACCTTTCCAAATGTCTATATGTCTTGCTGAATCTTTTTGTAATGCTGGGGACGGGCTGCCGCCCGCCCCTGCAAAACACAAGTATCAAGGGTCAAATCGCAATATAAGCGGAGCGGAAACCGAGGTAGCCGTGCGAGGACGAACGAAC